GTACCCCCAGCAGATATAAAAAGGGTTACAAAAGCGCGAATTAAACGCATATCTATAAAAGAATCAAATATAGAAATTAATTGATTTACTACCGCAAAAATAAAGGCAGTAAAACCTGAGATAAGAAGAAGGGTTAGCATTCCCCTATCGTACTACTAAGAAGGCTGAGCAAACAAAAGCTCAAAAGTGCTTCCGTAGTTAATCCAATCTGGTAGTTTAGAGATAAGTCTGCTTTGTACCGCAAAACGGTTCTTGTAATAGTGGCTTCTAGAATCGTTTGCAGTGCCTTGCCAAAAAAGGTCGCTAAGCTGGGCAACTCCATTATTACCATCAAAATATGAGTTAACAAATGCTGATTTTTCAAATAACGCTGCATCAACTGTTATTTCATTTCCAGTTAATTCTCCACCTATCCCCGTGGCTGTCCACGTAATTCCTACAGTGGCTGTAACAGCGTTTGTTGGGGATACTTCACTTACAAATGGGCGAACAAAAGATGCTCCAGCTGTTACGGGTTCCCCAGTGATTGTGGCTATTAAAGAGTTAGAGCTGTTGTACCATTTGATAAATGGAGTTACAACTTTACTATCCCCCACTAATTCTGATGCGGCACAGTAGATACTAAATGTATAGTCGTTAGAAGCAAAAACAGGCATAGAAGAAGATGTTAAAGTTACTAACCCAGCTGCAGAAGCATAGATTTCCATAGCTCCACCGCTTACTGAAACAGAGCCGTTTGCCTCAACAGATTCACTTTCTTCAGTTGTCAAATGGAGCGTTCCGTTGGTTGCTGACCAATGGTTAGTAGTTACTTCAAAGTTAGGGTTAAGAATCTCATTAATACGGGTAGCAATTAATGTAATTTCAAGTTGACGCGCATCTTGAAAATATGTGGCAGAAGAACGTTTTTCAAATTGAAGAGCATCAATATAGTGAACCTCACCAGAAGATGTACTAGCAATTTTTATTCTAGGAACGGCAAAAAAAGCACCACTTGGTGAAGTTACTGATGATGTAAACCTTGTCCAAGTAGACGTTGCATCATTGGTTGTAGAACCAGAAGTTGATGGAGTCAAAGCCTTTCCATATCTGTCATACCAATAAATTTGTGCGCTAACAGCACGTCCCGTTGTTCCTGCTTGCGCGTAACCAGTAAATGTATATGCGGTAGATGGTGTTACAGGAATACCATAATGAAGTGGGGTATCTCCAGATAAACCAATAACAACATTTCCACTAGCTGTTGAGGTTATTTGTAGAGTGGCTTTTTGGCTATTAGGAAAATCTGATTGTGAAGACAGTTCATGGTATGGGGCAATAGTTGGGCTTTCAGCTGCTAAGTGTCTTGCTAATGCTGCATTAGATACGGATGCCCAAGAGCCAATAGACTGTTCAAATGAAGAATCATTAAAGTCAAGCATAAGGTTCTTGCCCATAGAAATCACATTGTCATAACCAGCGTAAGCTTTTAAAAACTCATTAAGTCCAGCTTTAGTGCCTTTATTTTTATATAAACGGGTTGCGTTCTTTAAAAAAATTCTTGACTGTTTGAGGCCAAGGCTTGGTTCATATTGAAGCCCAAACTCTTGCATGAAAGGTGGAATAAGACGACCATCTAAATTTGTTACATCAAAACGATTTAATACGTTTTCTGTTTGGGTTTTGTATAAATCAAGTTGAAATGCAAAAAGTTTAATAAACCGATATAGAAAATCGTTTGTAGATTCTAAAGAAGTGTCATAAGGGATATTGCTCCGAGTAATTTCTGGAAGACTGGAATACATTCTTTTAGCTGAGTCGTAATCTTTAACAGAAACTCCAATAGCGTTTCCAGCTACTTGCCATGTATTGTGTAGTGTTTCTTTTACAAAAAGGGTGTAATAATATGAGTGCCCTGCTTTAATACCAACGGAATTAGGAGCTTGACCTGTATCTGGATAAAATCCAGGGTCTGCAGCATTAGAGGTCTCAAAAAGAACATCGCCATCATCTGCAGTTACAGGAAATCCATAAGAATTTCTAACAAGACGAATATAACTCCATGAACCTGAAGGACTTCCCCAAGTAAGCCAGATGTTTGAATAATCGTGCGGTTTTGCTACAAAATTGGCAGCGCTAAACGGTACGGCATTGCTGGCGCCATAATAGGCCCCTCCGTAATAATCAATGCCATATGTTGCCAATTACATACCGCCCAGTAAAAGACTTCCTGTAAAGTCTGTGCCAGAACCTACTTGACCACCAGCAGCATAAAGAATTCCATCGGGACCAACACGAGTTACCACATTTCCATTAGCATTTTTCCACTGCATAAGGTCAGCGCTTTGGCTAGTAGCTGCTTTAATAGAAAGACCAACAACACTTGCTGAGCTAATAACAATGGCGCTTCCACCAACAACATTAACGTATTGAGTGTGTGTATCCGCAACAATTCCAGCCTCAATATTAGCAAGGCGTGAAGTTATTGTTGAGTAATCACGACCATCGTTGTACCACGTCGCAGAAGATGCTGGTGCTGTTGAAAGAGAAGGGCTTGTACCCAAAGTAGTTTCAATTGCAACAACTTCAGCGCGAAGTGTATTAGGGTCATTGGCAACAACAAGGTCTGTTGTATTAACTTTATCGGGGCCAAAGTTAACAACGTTGGTTGGGTAAGATGCTGTTAGTGTCATATTTTTCCTTAGCTTACGATTCCGCCTGAAGGGATGATGGTAAATGCTCCAGATTTAGGAATCTCATATGTAGCACAAGGAATTTTATTAACTCCTGTTGTTGCTATAGAAGATGTCCAGATATTAGCGCCTGTTGTAGAACCACTCCCTCCAGCATTAGCTGAAAGAGTGATTGTTTTTGCGCCAATATCAAATGATTGAATTGTTGTCCCAGAAGCAATAGTCACCGTTCCAGATGACCCTGCCGTAAGCGCTACTTGTTGACCTAATGCCACATTGTTAAAAGAAGATACGTTACTAATGGTTGGGCTACTAGACGCTATATTACCTGTAAAAGTGGCATCAGCACGAGTAAGAAGAGTAATGTCTGCGTAATCAACTCCAGGAACAGAACTAATTGCAGTATGTACGTATTGAAGAACTACTTGCTCTGCAAAAATTACATTTGTAAAGTCAAATAACGTTTGAAGAACTTGATTAATTGCTGCTGTAACATCGCTTTGTTTGTATTGAGGAAGAATATGTATGGTCAATGTAATATTGATAGGAACATATACAGGTGGGTTTACAGTTACAGTAGTAGTTGCTGGGGCTTTGTCTGTTAAATAGGTAATTAAAGCACTAGATGCATTGGTAAATGTTGCTGTAGGAGCCCCACTAGAATCAACACCAGGAGTTCCTAAGCTACTATCTCCAAAAGGAGCAATGTACAAAATAATATTGTTGTACGCAGAGCCTGAATCAGCAATTGCTTTTGCAATAGAAGGAACTTGAACAGAGAGTGCTGCGTAATCTGCAAGAGAAACCGCTCTAGTTAAAGCAGTTAAAGAGTAAGGAGTATTAAAACGAATGCTGTCAGTAGTTTCTGGGTCGGCACCACCAGCAGCTCCTGCTGAATTGTTAACTCTAAGGCCTGCTACTACATTGTTAAGTTGATAGGTCAATGTTCCTGGGCCAACATTTCCTGAGGCCCCTCCACCAACACGGTATGTTACATAAATACCGTTAGTTGGAGGAATTCTGCCGCTAATCCCATCACCAAAATTAATGTAAGAAATACCATCAGCGTCTGTAGATACACTATAAGAAGGGTCGTTATATCCAGCTTCAATAAGGTATGGAATTTCTGTATAAATAGTTCCTGTTGGAATTCCTCCAACAAGCGTTCCTACAATAATATTGCTTGTTTTTGAAATAAGTGGGTGGCTAGCTAAAGCAAAAATTTGATTAGCTGTGCCGTCTGAATCACCTACATGTTCATAAAAAGTTGTTTTTCCTTGAGTTGCCGTCACTGTGTTTGAACTATTTGCAGATACTGTAATTGCGGCGTCAGTTTCAAACACAATTTGAGTACTTATCCCATTTACTGTTGTAGTGGTTGCTACCTGAGTAAGGGCGGGAACGGTAATAGGGGAAGCAGTGGCATTAGAAAAAGTAAGGGTTACTGTGGCTGGGGTGCCTGTGCTCGGTGTGTATCCCAACATATTTGCAATAGACAGTACTGAGCTTCTTTGGGTTGCCGTGGCAATAAAACCTTCGTTTGCAGCCCTATCAATGTAATAACTTTGTTTATCCCCCTCATAAGCAAAAAGCTCAATCAAAGTGATACCAAAATCTGAGGCGTCTGTGGTTGTCCATTCAGGCAAAAGAAAGGGAATAAGGGCAATCATGTCATCACGAATTGCCGCGTAGTCACGTGAAGTGTAATCTACAGACGGAATATAGTTCGATGCCATTAGTACTCCTGAGTAACTTTGCCAGTACGGTCAAGGGTGCCCGTCTTAAAAGATACTTGAGCTTTATCTTTATTAGGCAAGGCGTAGTCAATTGTAACGCTTAGAAGGCCCTCTTGTTGGTCAATAGAGGCCGAAACATTGAGTAGGACAAGGCTTGCAAGGTGTTTATTGAAAACATCTTTGACGCTGTTAGCTATGATACTTGAAGCGTCCGCGTCACTTTCAAATAAAGAGCTTTTTATAGTGCCCCCATACGTAGGCCTAAACACCCTTTCACCAATTTCAGTCATGACAGCAGCAGTAACTCTGCTTTGCCAAATTTGTTTCTGGTTGTTAGAGGAAAGAATTGACCCCGATGCATCCACAGAAAAAGGAAGAATAATTGCTCTTTCCATTTAAAATACTCCTACCCATAGAGGAAAATTAATATCTCCGCCTTCAAACATAACCCATACTCCTTGTCCAATATTTGGAACTTCTCTGTGATAAGTATGTTCTGCTGCAGCCCCGCCGTTTTCTGAACCGTCTTTATCAAGAGAATCTGTTGACTCTACGTGTGCGTGAGTCAATTTATTAGAATTTCCAGAATGGGCTGCATGTGAAGCAGTTGTACTAAAAGAATGCGTATGGCTGGGAGACCCGCCAGACCCTGTTGTTCCACTAATAGTATGGGTAGCGTGTGTGTTTAACAGCGCAGCAACTTCTGAAGCTAAATGCGGAAGATGGTCAAGATGGTTAGCGTTTCCAGTAACTGGTTTTACTGGGTGCGCCCAATTAGACCAATTACTGTGCAAAACTTGAGAACAAGTAAACTTAATTCTATTAGTGTCCTCTGGGTCTTGGTTATCTTGGCAAACCCCACGGTATATTCCGTAATACATATTATCTGACACGTGATTTACTCAACTTATCTAATACGACTGGTGGCATCTTCTTTTCAGCAACTAATGGTGCCTTTAGATTACCGCCAGACCCAACCCACTTGTGCGATGGGGAGGCCTTAGCCGCAGTTTTTGGAACATTAACTGTTTTTGAAACAGAAGTTTTAACAGATTCTTTAGGGCTTCTGCCCGTAGTTTTTAAAGTTGTCTTTGAGACTACTATTTTTTGTTTGATTCCAGGAGTAATAACTCTTTTAATAGTTTGGCTTGGAGACACTACATTTTTATTATCAGTCCATTGTGATGAAACTCCAAGAGAGTCTGAACCTACCAATAAAGTTGTTGAATATGATTCATTTCCCTTAACGTCATGAGAAACATTTAAAACAATCCAATAGCCTGAGTAATCTTTTCCAATACCGTCTAAATAAATTGGTGAATCTGGAAGAATTGTTGGGTTGCCTTGAATTGTAACCTCACCTCTGTAAGCGTATCGATTTCTTTCATCAGCAGCACTTGCTTCATATTGTGCAATTTCATAGGTAGGAGCAACGGTTCTTGTGTGATAGCTATCAAATATTGGATTAGCAGAATTTTTTCTTGTCTTTACAGATGGATTTTGGTTTACTTGAGAATGTGAAACAGCATTAGCTCTATCAGTTCCATTGACCGCTACTGTAGCTTTTTGGGCGTCCTCATAAGGAATTGATTCTCCAATAAGCGGGTTAAAAGCGTAAATACCCGTTGCTCTGGTTTCTAAACCATGCATTGCGTAATAAGGGGCTTCTTGCCTAATATCTGTAAAATCTTGTGTAAGAGGTTGAAAAATAATACTTGTATTATCTGCTTTAAGCGAATACCCATTTTGTTTTGCAAGTTTTACCATAAGTTGCCAATCAGTCATTCCAGCTTGAGCTACTTGGTCATACACACGGGGAGAAGGCGTGGCTATATAAGAAAATCCATTTAATTCTGCAATATCTGCAACTACTTGGTCAGCGGTTACATCAAACCACACTTTTTGTGATTGTTGTTTAAAAACATAGGACGCACCTATTACATGAATGTCTACATAATTTTTATCTGGGGAAAGGTCTGGTTCAACATGGTGAACATAGCCATTAAAAGTTCTAGAACTTCCAATTCCACTAATAGTTATAACTACAGGTGTACCACCCGATATAGACTCATAAGACACGTTCCAATCAATAAATTTAATGACGTGAATCTCATGTTCGTATCTGGCGTGGTTAGACGTAAGGCTATAAGCTCTGGTTAAAGGGGTACTAAGTGTTGGAAATGAAACGTCTATAAAACTAAACATTAGGTATCCTTAAGACAGTTCCAGGACTAATGTTGTCAAAATCAGAAATTTGAGGGTTGTATTCAGGTATTAACCACCAATAATCTGGACGTTCATAGTACATCTGTGAGATTTGGTCTAAACGTTCGCCTGCTAAATAAACGTGTTCTTGCCATTTAATTGTTCCAGGGTCGTCAAATTGATAAAAAACAATAGGAAAAGAATTTCCATCTGGAACAAAAGATACGTAATCAATCAGCTGTGTGTAATAACGAGAATTTTGATAAAT